CGTCCTGGTAGTCAATCAATACGTTCAGCTCCTGCCGGATGGCCTTCAATTCGTCCAGGATCTCATAGAAGACGGCGGCGGGCTGGTCGATGGTCAGCTGTACCGGTTCCGGAACTGGTGCCGGTGCTGCCGGCTTTTCCGGTGCTTCATACAAGGACAGCGGTATACCGGTTCGGTCTTCCAGTATGTACGCCATAGCCTTGTCAATCTTGCCGCGGCTGATACAGTTGCTAATAAAGTTGGGGTTCCTGTCTATCATCTGGCTGGCGGCCGTCTGATTCAGACCTGCCGTTTTAATGGCGGCCTGTAACTTTGTCCCGTCGATCTTTACCTGTCCCATTCTTCTACCTCCATGCTTACCGACGCCGGCAGGGTAATGCCACGGACGATAAACGCCAGGCTTACCAGACGAAGCGCCCAGGTGATCAGGACGCCGTCAAAACCGGCAGAAGTGTATACCAGACCGGTGACGCCGGCCATGATAAGGATGATGTTAAGATAATATTCGCAGATTCTCGTAATTGCTTTATTCATATACGACGACCTCCTCGTATCGGTTAATATTGCAGTGGCATACGCCGGACCCGTCGTCCACGAACAGGTCAATAGCGTCGGTACCGCATACGTCGACAACGGTAAAGGTTTCGCCGTCGATACTGATGACGGTACCAAGTGGCAGCCAATTACACGCGCAGTCCCCAGGGGCCAGCGTTTTACCGGAGGCGCTGCCATAGCCCGCCGGCTCGTTACACGCCGGGCAGTAGGTTGTTATCCTGGCGGTAGTTACGTAATGGTCCGGCAGGATCTCCGTATTGGCCAAAGGTTCGACCAGGTCCGGCCCGGTGTAGTCTTCCGGTGCCTGCGCCGGCAGGGGGATGGCCGCGATGATAGCGGCAAGGACCAGTTCGCCGATCACCATACCTCCCCCCTTTTCTCCCGGATGATTGCCCGGTCGTCAGCCGTATAAACGTAAGTATTGATATTAAGCAGGTCGCTGACTTCGTCAACCAGTACCTGCGACGCCTGCCAGAATCCCAGCACGTTGTAAAGGTAGCCGCGTCTATACTTCAGCAGGTCGGCCAGCTGGTAAATGTTCCAGCCACGGCGGGCCAGTTCAATATCAACGTCGCGCCGCCAGTCGTCAAAAGTCCTTAATAATTCCATGCTGTTACCTCCTTACCGGTTCAACCTCGCCGGTGGCAAGGTCTTCATAAAAACGCTTGCAGGCGGTAACGCCGTCAGCAACGAAGGACTTGCGGGCGCAATAGCCGCCTTTACGCCGCCCGTCCGGTTGTGGCCGGTAAAGCGGGCAGTCAACGCAGAAGTATACTTCCCCCCTGTTCTCGTATTCTTCTTTTACGTTGTCGTATACCTTCAGGATCTCCGTATAGTTCACGACAGCGCAAAAGAAGCCGTCAGCGGTTCGGTATGGCTGCGGCTTGTCGATCTCGGCGCCGGCTTCTGCCAACGTGTCAATCAGGGCGTTGACCTTTTCGGAAAACAGCCCCGGATCACGTTCCAGGATGGCGGCGCACTTTGGCTTTTTAATAGTACGCATTTGTTAATACCTCCGACTATCTTATAAGCCAGAAGTTTTAACATTTCCCAGGTTCATAATTTTGGGAACAGTTAAAACTTGGCAAACGTGTAGCCGCTTTATTGCTGGCTACAATGATAAATTACACCCGGCGGCGGTCTGCCGTCAATACCCTAATTTTATAAGGAGGCTATAAAAATGCTGACAAAGAAAAAGGAAAAGCCAACGACAACGGCGACCGGCGCGGTAAATATGCCGACGGACGGACTGGTACACGCTTCACTTTACCAGATAAGTTTTACTGCCCTGGGTGACGCTTTCAGCCGTGGCAACGCGCTGGACGACGCCCTGGTACAGTTACAGCAGGCCGGCGCCGAAGTCCTGGGCGTCCATCCGTTCGCCAGCGGAAAAGACGCGCTGCACGTTCAGGCCGTTATCGTGTTCCGGGCGCCGTATGTTGCGGAGTAAGTCAGGCGGGTATATAATTGATTCGTCTAAACGGATGGAATCATTCAGAAAAGGCGCGGCGGTTTCTCCCATTTCTGCCGCGCTTTTTCGTTGCGCTTTTGTTTTTGGCCAACAAAAAAACCCCGCCGGCAGGACTTGCCAGCGGGGCCGAAACGCGCGGGAAGGAGCAAAAACCCGTAGGCGTTTCTAACTGTCTTTAGTGTATAGTTTTCTTTTGGCCTTCTGGTGCCGCATGGTTTCGTCACCGATCCGGGCCGCCATTGTAAAACTGTTATTCTTCCACCAGGCCCAAAGGGTCGCTACTACCTGAAGGATGACCGTGACGGCGGCCTCGATTTCCTCGTTACTGTACGGCAGCGGGTTCTTTCCGGTCAGCGTCAGGATGGTATTTATCAGCGCAACGACCATTAAAACGGTCCGGATGATGGTACCTTTATCAATAGGGTAATACATTATGCCCCCCTTTCCAGGTCGTCAATACGATGGTTGGCGACCTTGATACGTTCGTCTAAAAGGTCGGCGTCAGCCTCCAGCTGGTAAACGCGTTCAAGTACGCCGTTGTGCTTTTCCACTTGCTTTGTCAGGTCTTCCAGCTTCGTGCTGATAACGGCAATAGTGGCCGCTTCTTTTTCGCTGTGCCTGCGATCCATATACCAATTATTAAGAAGGCATACCAGGATTGCCGCCCCGGCCGCTATTAAGGATTCGATCATACAGTCACCCCCTAAAACATTCCGTCAACAAGGGCCTGTATTTCCTTGATTTCGGCAGCCGTATAACCGGCTTCTTTTAGTCTTGCTTTACGTGTCGCTCCGGTTCCCCAAGTGTTATAGCCATTAAAGGAACATTTACCCGTGTATATTTCCTGCGCGATGGCCTTTAGGGTCTTTTTGGCGCGCTGGGCTACCACGTTAAAGGTCCGGTTAATAAGTCGCTTCTTTTCGCCGTTTTTGTCCCTTGCATAGACACGGTAATAGTACGTACCTGCTGGCAGTTTCCGGAACGCGATTTCCGGGTCAGCGTTCGCCAGGTTGTACGCGTGTCCTGCTACGCTTTTAACGACGTGGCAGGTTGGTACCCACTTGTTGCCGGGCTTCGTCATGACGCCGACTTCTACGGACACAAGCGGCGCGTTGCTCTTGATCTTGCCGGCGATCTTGAACCGGTCGCCCCTGACTATGGACTTAGGAGCGACAACGCCGGACGTACTGAAGCCGGATACTTTGGCCTTTTCGTTTTCGCCGTCCTGTAACGCTACTATGACGTGTGACTGCTCGTTTAGGACAATGTCGCCGCGCTTCAGGTTGACGTCGGTTGTGGTATACGTCCCCCCGGTCAGACGGGTAAACTTGCCGGATTCGCGCAGGCAGTCCCAAAGGTTGCCCGTCCATGCGTTCGGACTGATCCGGACCCCGGCGCAGTTGACCGCCGCCGCTACCAGCGCGCTACAATCGCACTCACACTTTACGGCCAGCTGGTCATACTTAAAATTGATCTTCTTCAGTTCGTTGTAAAGGCTGGTACGGTTGCCCTGGTCATAGCCTACAAGGTCGTTATCGGCCAACGTCTTCATGACGTCGGCGATCTTGTCGGCCAGCGCGGCCGTTTTGGGCCTTATAACGCAGTTTTGACCAAAGTACCACCAAGGGCCGGTATGGACCTCCCCGCCCGTCTGGTCGCCCTTTTTGCCGCCCCTGGCGTTGTGGTTCTCGTCCCAGGCGGCCCAAGCGCATAGTATTGCCATGTTGTCCCCTTCTTTCTTACGCTATACGTACGGCGGTTATGTTGCCATACGGTGAATTAACGGACGCGCTCGACTTCGCCCGCAGGTATACCGTCACGGCCGTGGATGACGTGACCGTAACGACCAGAGAAGTACGTACTACAATCTGCGTATTGGCATTTGCGTAACTGCTGGCGTTGCCTTCTGCCGCGTCAAACGTCGCCCCGGAGGTCGTGGTCAGAAGTACCGACCGCTTGCCGGCCGTCCCGCCGTTAAAACTATTGAACGCCGTTACCTGCCAAGTGCCTTTTGTCAGCGATACGGTGGCGACGTCGGCGTAACTGGTGCCGACGGTTCCGGCGCTGCTTACTCTGGTACCGTTTTTTACTGTCCCTATTGGTGAATCATGGCCGCCGACGGTCAGGTCGCCGTCAAGGGACAGGTCGCCCGCCGTGTTCGTTACCATCGCGATACCGTCAGGGTCTACCACGCTTGCGCCGTTTACCATGACGTCGGCCACGCCTCCGGAACTGCCGCCGGATGATACAAGGCCGCCGCCGGAACTAATACCCAGCGCTTCGGCCAGCGTCGTGGACAGCGTACCAAGTTCCATAGCCGTATAGCGTTCGGCCAGCACGTCGTAAACCGTTTTGACGATCTTAAAGGCCCCGGTCATGTTGTACCGAGGAAATGCCACGTTTATTGTGTCGCATAAATTGCACTGCAACAGGTCAGCAAAACCGGCGTAATTGTCCAGGTCTTGCAGGCGTACAAAGTCCACCTTGATGGTCTGCTGTGGTAGTGACGGCTGCCTTGCGTTCATGACGGACTCGGCCATATTTTCCAGTTGCGTGGCCGTCGGCTTTTCTTCAAACTTGTCCGTCAAGTCCAGCGGCGCAACGATCAGGCGACCGGCATACGTAGCCGCCCCGCTGTCTACCCTGCTGCCGACTACGACGGTATCTTGTCCCACCCAGTACGGTACCGCGCTGTTATACGTTTCGGTATAGTCGGTATCGTCCTGGTAGTCCAGCATATTGACGCCGTAGCGGATTGTAAACGGGCGCGTAACGCCGCGGGCGCGGTGTAAGATGACCTGCCAGCGGTTAAACTCCAGTTCGCCGCCGTAGGTGTCCAATATACTGCCCTCGATACCTCCAAGCATTTGCCGGGCCGTCCTGGGTACGCCGTCAGCCGCCGCCATATAACCGGACCTTGTGAAGTCAGCGGAAAAGGTAAACAAGGTGCCGGACACGTTACCCAGAAGATTCAGGGCCGCCGCCAGGCTGTTTATATTCCGGCTGTATACGACCTGACCCGCCAGCCGATAACTGACATGGACGGCGGTAAAAGTCACAATCCCGTCAATGGGTTTACTATATGCGACAATGTCGAAGGGCTGCACGTCGCCGCTATCATCATGCCGCGCGGCTACGATACGCCCCGGCTGGATCTTCTCAAAGTTGGCGCCGTCGACAGGATACTGAAATATTGCTTCGTATACGCCATTTCTTTCTTCGGATACCTGGAAGTCGATACAATCGCGCAAGCGGCCCAGACCGTTGGAAGTAAAGGCGGTTTCGTTGGATTCGTATAAAATCGGAATCATGTAACGACCTCCTTATACCTTCCACCAGCGCGGCACTACTTGCAGTTGTGTGACGGTGTTGTCGAAGGTAATGACGTTCGTACCCGGATCCAGCTCCGGCAATTCGTAATGTTCGAATGTTACCAGATTGTCGGCGCTGACCGGCGACCCGTTTACATGGAAGTACGCCTCCCCTATATCCAAGTCAATAAAAACGGCGCTACCTTCTGGCGTTCTGGTTGAATACCCCGTTATTGCGCCCGTGTTTTGAGAAACGGCCGGCGCCCAGCCCGCCGGGATCCTTAACCAAAATTCAGCCTGTATAGTATTGGCCCCGTCATAATGGACGCGGGACGAAAACCAAAGGGAATACGTGTTGCTATTGCTATCCGTGGCAGTTATCGTGCCTTCGGCCCGCTGGTACCCGGATGTCCCGGCGGTAAAAGTACCATCGGTACCAATATAGGTAAATGTCACAACGCTGCCGGTTGCGATGATAACGCTGGTGGATTGCCTCGTAAAATCCTCCTGGTCAATGGTAAATGTAGCCCCGGATATTTCCGTACCATCCGGGGGAGTGACAGCGAACGTAAACCCCATACTACTGACTGTGATTGTATCGCCGCTATTCATAAGGTCGCCATTGATAGATATTTCGCGGGCAATAGCCTGCCGCAAGGTGTTGTCTGTGGCAAGCGCTCTTAAAGATACATATTTTTCGCCATACGGCGCCAGCGTCACGCCGCCGACGGGTACGTCTTCCACGGTGATGGTGTTCTCGCCGATGATGATATGACCATCGCCCCAGACCATTAAAAGCGGATGACTGTTAAAAAGCGTAGGGTTGTCCAGTTCGTCGCCGCTGGTAACAGTTACCGCCTGCTCCCCTGCCGTTAAAAAGCGCTGCGGCTTGCAGGTAAAGACGATTTCGAACTCGCCGGCATTGTGGCCGGTAGCCGCTTCGACTTCCAGCCCGCCGGTGTATACCGCCTGCCTGTATTCCGCAGGGTTGTAGTCATCCGTCAGCCGCTGGTATCCGGTAAGCGCCGCCAGGGCGTTACGGAAGTCTGAAATATTGGCCGAAAAATCGGCCGCGGTGCCTTCCATCATCCCGGCGGGATATGTTACCGTGATGTTTTCAAACCGTCCACGGTCTAAAGCGTAAGCGCCATTTCGGCCCGGGACGTTAATCATTTCCACGTCACGGACCGGCGCGTTATAGACGGCTTCTCCGGTGATATATACGCCATAATCGCGGCTATCAATGCCGCCGAAGTTCAGACCCTTAAACAGGGTACCGGTAACTACGCCCATGCTAAACGCCTCCTTTTCTGTGCGTCGATAAGTCTACGTTCTACGGCGGCCGCCAGTTCGTTGACGTCCATACCAGGCGCGGCCGTTACGTTGATGACCACGTTACTGCCGGCGGCCTGCTGCGCGTTCATTTTTTCCATTTGCGCCCAAAGTTTATCCAGCGGTACGACAGCCTCCGGGCTTCTTCCTTCACCGATCAGGGCGACCGTGGCCGCATTGACGATACCGCCGCTGGCCAGTTCCGGTAAGTCGACGTGGCCGACGTGCTTGAAGTCCTTGCCGGGCTTGTACTTGTTTACCCAGTCAATCGCGCTATTGATCCTGTCAATGGCCATATTGATAATATTTTCAATCTTGCCGATCATGGCATTGACGCCGGACTTTAACGACGTCGAAATAGCGCCGCCCAGCGCCTTGCCGATATTGCTAAACTTATTCTTTACCTTGTCCCACAAACCGGACCAAAACTCAGACCAGCCGGCGAACTTCCCCTTGATGGCTGACCAGGCTTTACTAAAGGCTGAACCAAACCAGCCCGGTACATTCTTTAAGGCGTTCGTTATGGTGGTCTTAAAGGTCGTGGTAATATAGTCCTTTACGGCCTTACCGATTCCGGGAAGGGCCGCCTTTAATGCCTTGATGACCTCCGGGATGGCCTTGACGAAGGCCTTGAATAACGTAATTGCCGCATTAAGCAAGGATACCGCCAGCGTCGGCAGGGTCTTTATAACGGCCGTAATTAACGATTTAACGGCCGTTAACAAGGACGGCAGTATAACGGGTATCGCACTGATAAAACCGCTAAAAAGGGTTACTGCGCCGTTTACAAAGGCAGGTAACAGCGTCGGCAGCATACTGAGTATTGATTGCAGGCCCTTTACCAGCTTGTCGGTGATGACCGGTACCAGTTTCGTGACTTTGTCGGTAAGATTTTTGAAAAACTTCTCCACGTCCTTACCGGTTACGCCTAACTTCGACAGGACCGCCAGAAGCGCGACCACGGCGGCCGCGATAAGGATAAACGGATTCGCACTAAGGAACCCCAGCACCTTGCCCAGTTTGCCGCCTTTTGCGATGATCTTTGACATTCCCGCCGTAATTGCAGACAGGCCCGCCGCCGCTTTTGACGCGACCAGAAGGGCCGGCGCGATTCCGGCAATAGCCGCCGCCACGCCGGTGATACCTGCTAATTGCTTACCGGATAAGCCGGACAGCACTTTAGCAAGTGACGCGACCTTCTCCTGTATCTTCGTAATGGCAGGAACCAGCGCCCCAGCGATCTTACTGCCTACGGTACGGACCAGCTGCAAAACGACCAGTTTAATAGTGTCAATCTGGTCGTTGAACTCATTGGCCTGGTCAAGGGTTTCCTGATCAATAAAGGACAGGTTCGTACTGTCTAACAGTTTCGCGACCTTTTCGTAAGTAACGCCGCCGTCAGCAATAAGCGGGTTC